CTCCAATGGAGAGAGGGACGATCTCAGCCAACCCCCGGTATTAATACCGTTTACGGCTGAGTCCGACAAAGTCGGCACTTCCGTGATGTTGTCCCAAGGTTACCAGCCTTGAGCCTTCATCATAAAGAAGGTTTCAATCTGTTCTCGAATTTGTTTCGAGAGTCCATAGGTTGCACGAAGAATAGTATGACTACTTCTTTCAGAGTAAACTCTGTCAGACGTAGGCAATGCTATACTCTTCAGCAACCGTGGCCAATCTTGACCATTTTCATTAACAGCTCTTGCAGTCTTCTCCAATCCGAGATACATCTCTGATATAAGCCCATGGGCATATAGTAGAGGTACGGCGGATGGAAGTGAATCAACGTTAGAAGCATAAGGACTACCGGTCTAGTGGCACACAAGGGAGATCGCAAGATCTCCAAGTGACCCGGGACCTTCATCCTAACGCTTCCTAGCATCTGCAAATGCAACTAGTGCTCCCCAAGAAAGAATTCTTTCAAAATCTTCTTGAGTTACACTAGCTGTTATTGGGATGGCCTCTCTCGTACAGAAATCATTTATGAATTCTGGACCAGTTATGGATCCCTTAATTGCAAGATGCTAGGCGTTGACCTACTCAACAACCTTACCTGACTTCGTTCTAAATGAACGAGGAAAGATAAAAATTGAAGAGTAAAACTCCGCAATTGCTATAGATGGAATAGGCAAGGGCCACCCCCTATCTCTCTGCTCGATGAAAAGTTGTCCCAGAAGATAATTCCGAGATGACAACTCACCTAGCGCAGATATAGGGAATGGTGATATCTCAAACCCTTTGTAGAAGAACCTCTTAGCAAATTCCATTGTGTCATTTGACACATGGGATTTACTAATAGATACCTCCACACCGAGTTGAGATATCTTTCTCTAATATATTTCAGCCACCTTATCATGTGCTATAACTATATCATCGCCAAGTATCGCATAAAGGCATTGCCTCCATGGAACACCGGCTTCGATACAACTACTGTACACGATAAAGTGGTGAGCCAAAGTAAATGATGACCAGGAAGTGAAGGCACCCATTGGGTTTCCAACACTATATTTTAGTTGCTTTCCTTCAAACAAGAAAGGAAGGCCAACTAGAATATATTTCCAAGCATCAACATAAACTTTGGGAAATATACCTTCTAGAATATGACCAATAAATATAATAGGAAATCGATCAGTAGCGGCCGAGAGGTCGTAACTAAACTTTTTCCCCTTATATCTAGAAATCTTCTCTAGAAGCTTACCTTGTTCAAAAGTACAATCCTGAGGAATTCTTTTCAGCACCCGAAACAGGAATTTATGGAGTGGAGCTAGAGCAGTTTGAGACCAAAAGTCCTAAATTGCAATTACTCTATTCTTATCTTCCTTATCAGGAAATGAAACAATCCTCCTAATTGTATTGGATTCCTGTTTATCAGAAAAGAACCTGTTAAATAGAAATCCGTTATCAATCAGTAGATTGATATTTTGAATCAATTTACTACCTCCAATGGTACCAATGGCATCCTTTAGAGTAGGTGGAAGACTAAACTAGTCATCCATACTAGTCCAAAGGGCATGCCCTTGGGGACCACTCTTGGTGGTAAAGTGGTAACCAGAGAATCTCAATGACTTAGGAATTCTCTTATTTACTTTATAGTAACCAAGTTCTTTCCAAAAGGATTGGACCTCTGACTCGTTTATTATTATAGTCCCACTCATTGGACTAGTAATACTAACGGTCTTAGGCTCTTTCCCAATGTTAAGACATCGGGAGCTATAAAGTATAGTCTAAAGAAGTCTAATGATAATTATCTTACGATAACTAAAATCAGATTCCTTAAGCTATGTAATAAGCTTAATTCCGAAACACCTTGGATACCCATCAGGTCCAATAGAGACTTTAGGCTCGTTTACCTTATTTCCACCTAGGAAACAAAGGAAACTGGTCCGAAGATCTTTACAGTATCGGATGGCCTCCAGAGTGCCCCTAGTACGTTGGATACGTACCAGGGTAGTCTAAAGGTTATCAAAGGTATTATTCGGGATATGGACTAGAGGATTGGTAATCCTCTAGAGCCAAATCTAAGTCAATGATGTCACTCGAAACCAAGTCTTTGGAGAACAGACCAATCTTCCTCGGAAGAAAGGTCTAAATCCAAAAATAAAGTTTTTAGTTACATTGTTGATAAAGTAGTAATTAGGAAATACAACTAGTTATTACTATGATAGCAGGGTATCTCTCACAGCCAATTCGGGCGTTATCTACATTATGTAAGATTATGCTTGATAGGTTGGGGGGTAAGCCCGTTATCATCATTCCCATACAACATGGGTATCCCATAATATCCTTAGTACCTTTCCTTGACTATGATATCTGGGGCAACTTGCGGATACCTCGCAAGAGGGCTCATACCGAAGAGGGATAAAAC